TATGTATTTGCCTGTTGATCTGGCATCTACTTTATTCTGTGAATTGGGATCAAAACTTTGTGCTGCTGCATAAGTATATGTGCCATTAGGCGACATAGAACTTCCTATGGATATATCGGCAGAACCTGTACCTGTTGCTTTCGGTGTTAATTTTCTTACAGATTTAACTGTATTAGTATTGCCATCTAAGGTTAATCCCTTTCTCTCTAGTGTCATTGTAAAGTTTGAACCTGCAAAATCTGCACCATAATCTGCTCTATAAAATTTAGTATCTCCTGTTCCTGCCATTAAGGTACTCATGTGTGCTGGGTTATAACCTCTTTCACCCCAATTATCTGTGGTACTATATACTTCCCAACTTTGTGATTGGCCTGACCAAACGACAGTTGCTGAACCAGGATTAACAATCCCACTCGCTATATGTTGTATGCCAGGTAAATCTCTAAAAGAGAAACTGTTATTAACATAGTTATAAATCAATGCTTTATCACAATTTGTTGAACCAATTTGTGGATAACAAACCCACATTTCTGACTTCTGTTTATTATGATAAACAAAAGTTTTCCCATAATTTGTTGAATCTATATTATCAAATAATTCCCTTCTTATTGAATTAGTTGCGACTGATTGTTTTGATACTCCATTGTGTACTATCAAATCACCCTGTGTTACTACAAAATGTTTATTATTAAATTCAGCTACACTATTCCTAGATAAGATACCTGCATCACTAAATAATTTTTTGAAACTAAATACAAGGTTACCACCTATATAATTTACTAACCAAGTTGAGTGTTCCTTATATATAATAAATGCGCTACCTAGTTGTAATCCATCTACTATAAAATCACCCTCATCACCTACTGTTGCTGCACCTGCATCATTAGTTGCTGCTGCTACCCAAGTAGAAGGTAATGCAAAGTTTTCTGCTGCATCTCCCCATCTTACTTTATTAGCATAAATAGTTGATGATTCAGTTACATTTAAAGCCATTAGATAATTACCAAATGCTCTCATAGATTTGCAAGTTGTATTTGATGGCCAATTTGTTAAATCAGTAAATTTACTTGCACCTGTGGTTGCTAGACATTGTGGGTCATCTACACCATTATTTAAAATAACCAAACCATTATAAACAATACCTATCCAATTCTGAGTTGCTGTAAGAGAATAATCTCCACCTGATGCTCTAGTAAAATCTGAATTAGTAGAACCATCTGTTCTATATAATTTAGCTGCACCACCATAAAACCAATAAGAATTTGTTCCAGTTGTCCAGTTGATTAGAAAATAAGGTGCTACTGCTGGTGCTGTAAATACTGCATCATGTCCTGTAAATTTCTTAGCTGCACCATCTTCAAACCTTACATTATTTGCGTGTGAATAAAACTCAGGTGATATTGCTAAATTGTTTGTATCTTTAACAACTCCTTTAGGTGGCCCTGCTTGAAAAGTTGCCATTATGCAGTTCTTCTCCACATATATGCGATTATGTATGGTTGAACATTACTATGTGCTGAACCACCACCCGTTGATGATGATGTATGAGTAGATGTTCCTGATGTATTTCCTTCAGAACAATTACCATTATCTGTATCAGATGAACTTATTGTAACTGTATGGGTATGTGCTGGTATTTGACTTGTTGTTAAAGTTACAGTTTTTGCACCACCAGTTTCTTGTAGTGCATCAAAATCACTATCACTTGCATCATAACCTACTATTACTCTACCAGTTCCAAATGCTACCCAAGTTCCAAAACCTAATAATGTGCCAGGATTAGTTGTAACTGCTGCGTTAATATATATAGAACCTACAGGATATACAGCTTGTAGTGTTGTTGCTGTATTAGAACCTATTGTCATAGTACCTGAGATTGTTAGATTTCTCATACCAGTAGAATCATTACTAGCATTTGTCGTTACTGCCTTAGATGCTTCTGCCGTTCCTAATGTAGATATATCTAAATAATTTAATTCTGTTGTAGTAGCTGTTACCCCATCTATCAGATTAAGTTCTGTATGGGTTGCTGATACAGCACCACTTACATTTGGAAATGTTGCTTTTACTGTTGATTTTAATAGTCTTATATGGTCATCACCCTCATTTACAGGGTCACCTGCAACTGGATTTGAACTATTTAGACTGTCTATATATGTTCCTGATTCTAAACCCATTCTTTACTCCTTCGGATTGTCGTCTTTAACTGATTTAACATGAAGATACCACTCGCCTGTCTTAGCATCATTGCCAAATTTACCTGCTGCTACATCTCTATAGAGCATATCAAGTTGTTCTGTTAGCTGACCATAAATAGTTTTGGTTTGTGTATCTGTATCTTCGTTATAAAATCCTGATGTTCTATCTATTTTATATTGTTTATAAAGATTATTATGTGCAGTTTGTACTTGATTGTAAGCAGTTTCTTCTGCTTCTGTCATGGTACTGACTACTCCATCTTTTAATATCTTAGGCACGAGCTACTCCATAAACTGTTAAACAAATTTTTCTAAAATTATGTGATGTTGCTATAAGTTGAAATCCATTCATAGCATTAGCTGCTGTATCATCTTGATGGAGACTTCCTGTTACAACCTCATGATAATTACTTGAATTTTTATAACCAAGATGAAAGTCCATATAAGGTTTAACTGTTCCCTCTGAATCACTTGAATCAGAATCCCATCTACCACCTCTACCATTAGCAAAGTAAAACCACCCTGTAAGAGGTGCAGCATCTGCACCATTAGATGCTAATGAAGTTAAACTAGCTGATGTAGTATTATTTTCAGTAATATTTCGAGCAGTACCATTGCCATCAATTCCAACTGCCGAAACCCTATATCCACCACCTGTTACAGCAGAACCATCATCTAAGAATCTAAAATCTAAATTGCCACCATCTGCATCAAAAGATATACCATGAATAAATACCCAGTAATTATCATAATCACTATCAAATCCTGTGTAGCTATAAGTCGCTACTGATGAACCACCAGCACCATAAAAATTTACAGCACTTTCTACAACTAATCCACCACCACCACCACCACCTGCTGCTGCCCATTTGACACCTGTGGTTTCACCTGAATCTGCTGTTAGAACTTGGTCATCATCACCTACTGTAAGTAGTGATGGATTACCAGATCCATCTCCTATTAAAATCTTTCCTTTAGTGGACATATCAACTGATGCTATAGCTGATGTACCATTTCCTATTAATACTCCATTAGCAGTTAAACTGGTTGCACCAGTACCACCACTTCCTACTGCAAGAGTTGCTGATAAACTTGCTGCTGAACCTGAAGTATTTTGATTTCCTGATGTATTAACACCAGGTAAGTTAATATTAGCCGAACCATTAAAAGACACTCCCCCAATCGTTCTTGCTGTTTCTAAAACTGTAGCATCTGATGCTGTGCCAGTAACATCACCTGTTAAAGCACCAATAAATCCTGTTGCTGTAATCTTTCCTGTGCTTGGGTTATAAGTGCAAGTGCCATCAGACTCTAGTCCAATGTTTCCCCCATCTACATCTCCCCCTGAAGTGAAGATGATAGCATTATCTTCATTAGTTGATTCATTATCGGTAATGGTTACAGCAGTAGCAATCGCTGCTGTTCCACTTGTATTCTGATTACCAGCAGTATTAACTCCAGGCAAGTCAATGTTTCCTGTACCATCAAATGAAACCCCACCAATATTTCTAGCAGAAGCTAAAGCTGTCGCTGTTGCTGCGTTGCCAGTACAAGAACCTGAAGAACCACTAGCATTTCCAGTTACATTCCCAGTTACAGCACCAGCTAATGTTCCTATAAAACCTGTAGCTGTTACTTTTCCTGTGCTTGGATTGTATGTTAATGTTCCATCTGATTCCAAGCCAATATTACCACCATCTACATCACCACCTGATGTAAATATAACAGCATTATCCTCGTTTGTGCTTTCATTATCAGTAATTGTAACTGCTGTTGCAATCGCTGCTGTTCCTGAAGTATTTTGGTTTCCAGCAGTATTGACTCCAGGCAAATTGATATTACCAGTTCCATCAAATGAAACTCCACCTATTGTTCTAGCTGATGCTAGTGCAGTTGCTGTAGCAGCTAATCCACTACAAGTTGCAGATGAACCACTTGCATCTCCAGTCAATGCACCTATAAACCCTGTCGCTGTGATCTTGCCTGTACTTGGATTGTAAGTGCAAGTACCATCAGATTCTAAACCTATAT